GGATATGTTTATTCATCTTAATAATTTGCCTTATGGTTTAGAATATCTTGAAAAACGACAAAGTGCAGAAGATTTTTCACAACAATACTACAACGAAACATTCGGAGGTAACAAATGAATGACAAAATCAAAGACCTATTGTCTACTGCATACAAAACCGATTCAATAGAAAAAAATAAATGGCGTATTGAAAATAGAGAACAACTAAGAGAACAGAGAAAAAAAGAACTTAAAGAACTTATGGAAAAAGATAAAACAATGAGCAACAATAAACAAAGTAGCGAACTGAAATTGGATTTACGCGGTATGACTGCACGCCAGTATGCTATGCTTATTCTCCGAGATGATTTGAAATACTCGTGGCAGAGATGTGGTAATAAGATGGAGATTACACGTTACGCAGCTCGTGAGTTGTATAAAAGAGCTAAGGACAAATGCGAGTAATTCTATTTATTGTACTAGCTGCCATGGGTAATGATGACGGTACGTATAGATATGCAGTCAAAGATACGTGTGGTAAGACATATCATCTTATGATGCACCAAGAGTATAGAGTTGGTGATACAATCCATTTAGATGAGAAGAGATAATTGGTACCGATTAATATTGCTTCTTATGTACATCGGCTTTATATTTGCCGTTTGCTATAGTAGTTTCTTCCAGACAATTATTGTCTTGTTCGTTCTCATAGCGGTGACCTCAATAGTGTATAGACTAATCAAATGAATGCAGATAAACTAATCAAACTTGGAATAGACTTAAGAAACAAATGGAGCGGAGAGGTTAAGACTACGTGCCCTAAGTGTGCTCACCAAAGAAAGAAGAAGAATGATCCTTCCTTAGGCGTTAACATCGACACAGGGGTATGGAAGTGTCACCATTGTGGTTGGAGTGGCTCAGTCAATCAGTATGTACGTCCTGAGGCCCGACCAGAGGTGGCACAGCCTAAAATCTTTGAGTACTTTGAGAATCGAAAGATAACACCCAATACGGTCAAGCATTTTCGTATCTCTGAGTCTACTGAGTGGATGCCACAGGATCAGAAAGAACACAAGGTAATATGTTTCAACTACTTCTTGGATGGTGAGCTGCTGAACATTAAGTTCAAGACATCGGACAAGAAATTTAAAATGGTCAAGGATGCCAAGAAAATTCCCTACAACATAGATGCTATCAAAAATTCACCTTATCTTATCGTTTGCGAAGGCGAAGAAGAAACAATGGTTTGGCACCAGTCTAACCTCGTTGCAATTTCTGTACCTAACGGTGCTTCTCCAAATAATAATAATCTCGATTGGCTGGATGGTGTGTATGATCTATTAGAAGATAAGATTGTATACCTAGCCACCGATAATGACGAGCCCGGCAGAAAATTAAAGAATGACATTGCTCGCAGATTTACCCATCACGATATACGAATTATAGACTTCCCAGCCAATGAGAAGGATGCCAATGACTGCCTGAAGAGGTATGGTCAAGAATTCATCACACGTCTGTTCCACGATGCCAAGCCTCTCCCAATTACCGAGATATCCTCGGCAGTTGACTACTTATCTATAGTCAACTCATTTAGGACTGATGGCTATCCTGTTGGTGCTCACGTTGATATGTCTGAGACCGATGAGCATCTATCTTGGAGCAGAGGAGAACTCGTAGTAGTTACGGGCATTCCAGGATCAGGTAATAGGCAAACCCTTGAACAAGATGAACAGCACTGAGGTTGAGACTGCTGTAGGTATTATCAATCAGCACTTCTGGTTCTACAACATCGAGACCATCGAGGACTACAAAATAAATAATCTGTTGCGTTTGGCTGAGATGTTGGTGAAACGATATGGTATTGACTGCCTTTGTCTTGATCCTTTCAACTATATCGAGCAGGAAGCAGGTGATGAAAGTAGCCACGAGAAGATTGGTAATCTGCTACGCAAACTAAAGCAGTTCGCTGTTAAGTTTAATGTCAATGTATGCCTAGTGGCTCACCCTCGTAAGATGGATAAGAATGCTTCGGGATACAATGTTCCAAGACTCTATGATATTTCGGGCTCACATCACTTCTTTAACGTACCTGATGTGGGTATTGCTGTGCACCGCTCATTTCAGAATGGACAGAAAGACCCAGTGGAAGTACACATCCAAAAGATGAAGTACCACTTCCGGGGTAAGTTAGGTCGCATTGACTATGAGTTCGATCGTGAGTCGGGTCAGTATAGTGAGGATGGAATTTTCAAAAACTTAATGAACGTAAAAAATGATATTGAAGCAGATAAGAATGATTTGTTCTCTACACCACAAGCGTGGGGAAGAGGTGCTGGAATTCAACCTGAATCCATTCTATTTTAGTAAGTTCAAGTATTTCGGATACAGATTCAACAATAAAGAAATCCCCTTGATTTGTGAAGGATGGCAGAAGATAGGCGAGTACTATTATCTTGAGCTAAACACATCTCACGGCCCTTTAGTCACACACAGTTTAACCTATAGAATCAAATGATAAAAGTTTACGACATCGAGACGTTCTCAAATTGTTTCACTTATACTGATTACGATCCTGAGACCAAAGAAATTAAGATTTTTGTAATTACAGATTTTAAGAATGAGTACAAGGAATTCGTTGAGTACATCAAAGACCTTGAGAAGAAGAAAGCCGGTATGGTGGGCTTCAACAATCTCTTCTTTGACTGGCCTGTCATTTATGCAATAATGGAGCACAAATTGGATACGGGTCAAGCCATTTACTCCTTTGTGCAGAATCTTATCAAGGAGGAGAAGAGACCCTTTACCAAACAGACTGTGAACCAATTGGATTTGTATCTGCTCAATCACTACGATAACAAAGCACGATCAACTTCCTTGAAGGCTCTAGAGGTTTCTTGTGGATGGGATAACGTAATGGATATGCCACTAGAACACACCACCACGATTACTCCAACCAATCTACCAATGCTCTTGGATTATAACTTGAACGATGTTCTGTTCACCGCCAAGTTCTATGATATGTGCAAGGAGAAGATTGAACTGCGTAAGAAAATCAGCAAGAAGTACAAGTTGCACGTCATCAATAAGAGTGATGTGGTTATTGGTGAGTCTATCTTCCTTAAGTATTTATCTCAAGCGATGGATATGCCTATCTCTGATTTAACACAAATCCGTGGTAAGAGGACTGATGTGGCTCTGAAGAAGATTATCTTTCCCTACGTTCAGTTCCGAGACCCAAAGTTTCAGAAATTGCTCCGCTTGATGCAAGAGACCGTATCCTCCTCATCCTTCCTCAAGAACTTTGTGGAGAATATGAATACTCGCCTGTCAACCAATGATTTGTACGATAAGTTCAAGGACAACAATATTCGGGTGCAGAGAATCGCACAGCAGAAGAAATCATTCTCATTCAGCGTACAGCACGACAATATGCGTATTGATTATGGTGTTGGTGGTATTCACGGCTGTGTGAACCCAGGTGTGTACAAGGCAAGCCCAACACACGGCATCCTTGATATTGATGTGAAGTCGTACTACCCTAACCTCTTTATTCAGAATCGTTTGCATCCTAAACAGATGGATCAGGATACCTTCGTTAAAGTTTACTCCGATATCTTCCAAGAGAGGGTGAAAGCACAAAAGGAAGGTGATAAATTGACCTCAGATGCACTCAAGTTGGCACTGAATGGTTTATTTGGTAAGACGGGCTCAGATGTATCGTGTTTCTACGATCCTAATGTGTTCTTTGCCGTGACCGTGAATGGTCAACTGCTTCTGACAATGTTGGTTGAGCGACTTGTTGAGAAAGGTGCATCCCTGTTGCAAGTTAACACAGATGGTGTAACAATTTTATATAACTATTTGTTACAAGATGACCTATTAAAAATCTGTAAAGAGTGGGAAGAGGTGACCAAATTGCAATTGGAGTACGCCAATTATTCTCAGATGATTATCCGGGATGTGAATAACTACATCGCTGTGAGCCTAGATGGTAAAATCAAAGAGAAAGGTGCCTTTGAAACCAAGAAAGACTGGCACAAGGATAACTCCTATATGGTGGTACCGCTGGCAGTACGAGAGTATTTTGTGAATGGTACCCCCGTTGAACAAACACTTCGCAATCACACCAACTTACTAGACTTCTGCGGTCGCTACAAAGCCTCCAAAGGATGGCACGTTGAATTCATTTACCTTGATGGAATGGATGAGAAACGATTAGAATTTGGTAAAATCTATCGCTTCCTGCCTGTGAACAAAGGTGGTGTGTCGATGAAGATTAACAAGGATGGCAGAGAGCACCATTTGTGTGAAGGATATCAGACCTTTCCCTATAACAAATTGGAGGATTTTGACCTCAGCAATTTGAATATGAACTTCTTCATAAACGAGTGTAACAAACTGATTGAATTGATTGAGCCATCGCAGCTCCAATTGTTCTAAACTTTAACCTGCTTCCAGACCCGTACATAACGACCATTGTGATACTCCAACATCGGTATCTCTTTGGTCGTTGTTTCAACGGGCTTGGCCTTTTCATACTTCTTGATGATGTTCTTGTGGAATATCTCACAGGCCACCATAGCATCCGCTAAATCCGTATTCTCAATCAGGTAGTTCTTCAATTCCTGAATTATATCCAAGAACCAAATTTCATCACAGAAACCATTGACGTAGTCAGTCAGATAACTATTACCACGTTCTGCTGTGATATCATTTTTATAGTAACCAATGGAGTCATCGTCCTTCCAGAATCCTTTGCCTAAGAACACAGGTTTCTTGGCTAACAGATTGGTCTTGCCCATCTGCTTATACTTCTCCTTGGTTACACCACCACGGTTAATTTCAATCATCGCCACGGCATTATTGTAGTATTCCTGCAATAACACCATATTGCTCACGATTGCATCAGGATCTGAGTCCCTTTCCGAATAATGTGCAACATACCTATTGGTATCCAAATCTTTGATTACAATGCCCTGTTTAGAACCATCGCCCATATTCTTTGAGTTGTATGGAATCGGGTCAATCCCGGCAATGTAAGTATGGTTTGGGTTGGGGTCTTCTAAGAA